TTAAAGTTATCTCCTCCTTTGTCTAAAGCGTTTGATGTTGATCCCATCATACACTTACCAATAATTCTACTACCTAGTCTTAGTGTGGTTTTTGTTACACGCCAATTGTTTAATATATTATTTGGCCTTTCCCATTTACCACTTTCATCATGCACTAGTAGTTTTAATTTTTCACCATCATAACTATTGTCTCCTGTGTTTTTCCAATCAATAGTAGTATCTAATCCAGCTAACTCTTCAGCTTTACCTTCTGTTATTGTAATATTACGTCTGGTTAATTTACTTGCTGGAACTCTGTAAGCCAGTTCTGTTTTTGGCCTGTCCATACCGTCTTGTATTGGTTTAAAAAAGAACGGATAGTTAACTGATATTGGAACGACTTTGTCAGTAAACATTTTTTTAGCGTCAGGTCCTGACTTAGACAATATACCTAGTCTTGCATCTGAACTAATTGTGGCAAGGTTAACAGTTTCGCCTGATGCCATGAATGAAAAACCAGACCGTCTGTTTTTGAGGTAGCACATGCCATAACATCTGGTATCTGCTTTGCAAGCTTCCCAGAAAATGTAGAATAATCTATTTGCTTCTCTAAAGTCTGGGTTCCCAACATCAATTTTACTCCACTGTAAGTACATGTAATGAGTGCCAGTAATGTAAGTAGGAACATCTTTGTTATAGAACCAAAAACCTTGTTCTCTTTTTTTAAACTCACCTTCTATGTAATCTATGTATTTATTTTTAAACTCATGAGGATACTCACGCCAATCAAAAATAGTTTTTATTCTTTTTAGTTCTTTTGAATACTCAGTTACTTCCCAAGAATTACTATCAAACTTTTTTATTGTTTTAGGTGTTTTTGGTAAAGCTATGTTTAAATTTTGTATGCTATACACATCACCGATCTGACCAGTCTTACTTATAACAACTACATCATGTTCTTTGTTATAGCCATATTCCCACTTTTTTAATTTATTTAACCTTTTAATAGTGTTATGCTTAATAGGCTCAATAACTTTATATAAAGTTTGATTATACATTACTTAGATCTTCTTTCAGCAAAGCCACTAAAAGTATCTACTTTAACGTCTTCACTAGGTTTTCCATCTAACATATCTTGTTCTTGCTGTATTCTATTTAATATTTCAAAAGCATCGAATATAGCTAGTTTTTTAGTAGCTGCAGCGTTTTTTAATCTATCAGCAGATATATCATCATCTGAATCGACTATAGCTTCTTTAGCAACTTGAACTAGCTCATCAACAGCTTTATACCCAGCTTGGATTATACTCTGTTTCTTTTCCTTGATATTCATATTTAATTGTAATTGCTTTAGTTAAAACTCTATATAGACGCTCTCCGTTTATTATAAACTCATATTCACTACGAGGTACGAAACCAACCAAATCACCTTCTTTTAAACTGCTAAGATAGTCATGTTTATTAGTATATTTTAATATACCAATAAGAGGTTGTTCTTTGTCTAAACTATAATCATCTAATGACTTTATAGGTTTTATAAAACAATAATCATCTATTGACTTCCAATGATTGTTACTTTTATATAAATATAATTGATCTTGTTGTACGAAATATTGGTTTTCTTTAAAATAACCTTTACTGTCTTTCTCAACTCCTCTTACGTCTTTCCACCTTCTAAAAACATTGTGATGAACTATAACCTCATCTCCAGGTTTTATATCTGTATCTATACCTTTTGGCACAGATAAAACTATAGCGTTTCTGTTTACGTTTTGATGTGTAAAATTCTCAGTATTAGTTATAAGCTCTTTGTCGCCTATTTTCTTTATATTGTTATATCTTGATTCTACTGGTTTCACTATAAAATAGTATAAACCTCTCATCAATACTCTAAATTAAATTCTACAGCTATAGCCATATTTTTATTAAATTCTTTCCAAGGTAAAATTTCGTTTACTTTTTTAATAAATATAGTATACTTATCATCATCTTCAACTATGCAGTCTATAGTATGACCGCCATACACATCCTGACCTACAGAATAATGCATGGCTTCATTTTTATAATCTTTACCTATACTAATTTTTCTTATCAATTTCATCTTGCTCAGGTTTAATAGATCCGTCTTGTACATTGACAGATACTTTACCATATTTATCTTCAAGCTCTAATTGAACTTTATTAAGTTCACTTTGAAAACGTTTTAATTTAGATATTGCATCGAACTTCTGTGTCTCTAAACCACCTATTTGCATTTGACAGTTATTAATAAGTCTAACTATATCTTGTATAGATTTTAATTCTTTTTCAGTTAATTTATCATTTTTAGGTTTTAAATCAACTAAGTTTTTTTTCTTGTTTGCCATTTTATTTTATTTAATTTTAATTCACTTCTTTATTATTACTCAATTGTCACACTTTTTACTTCTTTGCTTTAACATCAGCTATGTACCAATCTTTATACTTATCTCTTTTTTCACATATGTACTCTATATATTTGTCAACTTTCTTTTTCCAGTCTTTATCTATTTCCGGGTTTATTATACCAGACTTGTAACTAGAGAAAGTTTTATTTACGTATTTAACTATGTTATCTTGATTATGATATAAATAACTATTTACGCAATAAAAAGAACCTCTTTGTATATCGTTCCATACGTCTACAGGTTCTATAAACTTACCTAATACACCAGCAAATAAAGGGCTTTCACTTATGTGAGTTGAATAAACACCTTTAGCTTTTTGCATATAGTAATACATATCTACATTTTTAGGAAGAATATTCTCTTCACCAAAAAAGTCTTTTAATTCACCAATTATCTGGTGTGTTGTTATAGGATGTGGTTTAAACAAAACATTATTACCGTGTTTATTTACGATATGTTTTAACTTATTTAAACATACATTTTCCCTAAGTTTATTAGATCCTGGTAAAACTATTAAATAGTCTTTAGCAGGAAATCTATCTAAATCTTCTTGTCTATGCTTATATTTATTAGCGTTGCTATCAACAACTTTTTTTACTAACCAAGAAGAGTAATCTACTATTTCACTTTCTTTATCGTTCCAAGCGTCAATCATTTGCTCGTTACGCATTTTAAAGTTTAAAGGTTGTAGATAAAAACTACCTGCATACTCTGTGTAAGCCATTGTTTTAAAGTAAGGCATTTCTTCTGCCATTACATCATAACTGTGCTCTAAGCCATTTTCTTGGCACTTTCTAATGACATATCCTTCAACTTGTTCTAAGTCATAAAGACTGTCAGCTTTTTTAAGAGGGCCTATTCTTTTCTTAAGCTCCTGCTTATTAAACATTTCCATATAATTAAATTTAATTTGTTATAATACTATAGTCACACATTTTTGTACTTTTCTACCCCTCATTGTTATCTGGAAAGTGATTAGTACCTAATTGACCAAACTGATTAAAACTTTCATACCAACCAGTGTTGGTTGTAAACGTAGTCGTATACGCAGTTGTTGTGTTAAAAGCGGTGCTTGTAGCTGTAGACGTATTAAAAACTGTTGACGTTGATGTGTTATAAACAGTAACGTGATTTGTATTAGTTGTAGTACTTGTGTTAAAAGTAGTAGTTGTGTTAAACGTGGTTACAGTAGCTGTAGTAGTGTTGTAAACAGTACTTGTCGCTTTAGTTGTTGCTGTATTTGTACTAGTATTGTAAACAGTACTTGTTGCTCTAGTTGTTGCTGTATTTGTACTAGTGTTATAAACTGTTGTTGTCGCTCTAGTTGTTGCTGTGTTTGTAGACGTGTTAAAAGCTGTTATAGTTATTGTTTGCGTTGTTGTAGATGTATTGTAAACAGTTGTATAAACAGTAGTCGTATCTTTTGCTGTACTTTTTAGAACTGTACTTCTAGATGTACTAACGGTTGTGTTTCTAGATGTAGTAGTACTAGTATTATAAGTTGTTGTATAAGTAGTGTTTGTACTAAATACAGTTGATGTACTAGTGTTAAACACAGTGCTAGTTGCTTTACTTGTAGATACAACCGTTGTTGTACTAGTGTTATAATGAGTTATTGTTATAGTACTAGTTGATCTAGTTGTATTTCTATACGTAGGAGCTAGAGTATTAGTTATCCTCATTGTTTGTTCAGACGTAGTAAACACCGTGTTAGTGCTAGTATTAAACGTAGTTGTTGTGGATCTACTCGTATTAAAAGTTGTAGTCGTGCTGTACGTAGTTAAAGTAGACGTATTATAAACTGTAGTCGTTGATTTAGACGTTGATACTGTAGTTACTCTACTAGTTAATGTAGCAGTACTAGTATTAAAAGTAGTGCTTGTTGTGTATACCGTAGTTGTAGATCTAGATTCTATTGTAGCTCTACTAGTTGCAAATGTAGTTACAGTTGATCTAGTGGTAGACACAGTGGTGGTTCTTTGTTCTGTTGTTACCGTGCTAGTATTAAAAGTGGTTGTAGTAGAGTATGCTGTTGTTGTAGCTCTTTGCTCTATTGTTGCTCTACTTGTAGCAAAAGTAGTCGTTGTCGAGAATACTGTAGTTGTGCTAGTGTTAAACACAGTTGTAGTAGCTGTACTAGTGTTAAAAGCCGTGTTAGTAGTATATGTCGTAGTGGTAGACCTTGAGGTTGCTGTACTTCTAGTTGTAGTAAATGTTGTTGTAGTTGACTTACTAGTTATAGTGCTTGTATTAAATGTTGTGCTAGTAGTGTATACTGTTACTGTACTTCTTTGCTCAATTGTAGCTCTTGATGTAGCAAAGGTAGTTGTAGTTGACCTAGTAGTTACAGTTGATGTATTGAAAGCCGTATTGGTAGTATATACCGTGGTTGTACTTCTAGACTCAATTGTAGCTCTACTCGTAGCGAAAGTAGTAGTTGTAGCTCTAGACGTTAGCGTCGAAGTGTTAAAAGCAGTTGTAGTCGTAAACGTCGTAGTAGTAGACCTACTTTCTAAAGTGTTTTTGCTAGTAGCAAAAGTAGTAGTTGTAGCTCTAGTAGTATTAAATGTTGTTGTTGTTGTATACAGTGTAGTAGTACTAAACACTGTAGTTGTACTACGGCTAGTTGCTATTACTGTTGTTCTACTCGTTGATGTAGCTCTACTAGTGGCAAAAGTTGTTGTAGTAGCTCTAGATGTGGCAAACGTAGTTGTAGTAGATCTAGTAGTGTTAAATGTAGTTGTTGTATTAAATACAGTTGTTGTACTAGTATTAAATAATGTAGTTGTACTTTTACTAGTATTAAACGTAGTTAAAGTTGTATAGGTAGTAGTAGTAGACCTACTTTCGGTTGTAGCTCTAGATGTATTAAAAGTAGTAGTCGTAGTATACGTAGTCGTGGTAGATCTACTTTCAGTCGTAGCTCTAGACGTATTAAACGTCGTAGCTGTAGTATATGTAGTAGTAGTATTTCTAGTTTCAATCGTGCTTCTACTTGTAGAAAAATAAGAAATATAAGTAGTGTTAAAAGACGTTGTAGTGTTTCTACTTTCAGCGGTGCTTTTTGACGTACCTTTAGATGTGTTTCTTAAGGTAGATCGTGATGTGCTTCTTGATGTGCTTCTTGTAGTATTAGGCATAGTTAAGTTATTATATCGCCAGATATTTGTATTAGTAATTTACCATCTGTCTTTAAGTTATTAATATAATTATTTCTTAACGCTGTCTTGTAATCGTCAGATACATCGTTTGGTTCTGCAAAAATATCTACCAATATTAAATCATATAACTTTGTTGTTGAGTAAGTCCACTCGTCATGTGTTATTACATTTATATCACTATGCATCCAGTTTACAATAGAAACTATCTCAGAGTCTTGTTCAACAACGTCA